CTCCTGAGGCCATGAAAGAAAACCCGGAACGCCTGTTCTTAAGGTAACACATCCCATAGGATCGTGAATCTGCTTTACAAGCTTCCCAGAAAATAAAGAATAATCTATTTGACTCCCTAAAGTCTGGTTTCCCAACATCAATTTTGGACCACTGCAAGTACATATAATGAGTGCCAGTGAGATAAGTAGGTTTGCCTTTATTATAAAACCAAAAACCTTCTTCTCTACGAGCAAACTCTTTATTGATGTAATCATACCATGTTTCTTTAAAGTCTAACGAATATTCTTCCCAATCAAATATTGTTTTAATTCTTTTTAATTCTTTAGGTAAAGGTCTATATTCAAACTTATCCGATTCAAACTTATAAACATCTTTAGCTTTTGGTAAAGCTATAACTAAATTTTGTATTTGTACTATTTCACCTATTTCACCTGTTTTACTTATAATTACAACATCGTGTTCAACATTATAACCATATTCCCATTTTTTATATTTGTTATTTTTTTTAACAATTTTAGGTTTAATATAGTCTTCTAATACTTTATATAAACTTTGTTGATACATTATTTTGACCTCCCTTCAGCAAAACCAGCGAAAGCTTTAGGTTTTTTAGTTTCTTGTTCTACTTTACCATCAATAATATTTTGTTCTTCATTTATTTTAGATAGTATTTCAAAAGCATCAAATATAGCTAACTTTTTTGTTGCTGCAGCGTTTTTTAATCTATCCGCGGAAATATCAGGTCCAAAATCTATAATAGGTTCTTTAGCTACTTTAATTAACTCATCAACAGCTATTCGCCCAGCTTGGATTATATTCTTCTTTATTTTCTTTATTTCCATACTTAATTACAATATCATTTGATTTCATACAATACAATCGTTGATCATCAATAAAAAACTCCCATTCAGCACCAGGTTTAAAACCTATTAAGTCATTTGGATTAATATTAGATGCTTCTAAGTTATTATTACCTATTTTTAGTATACCAACATAAGGTTCCTCTTTTCTGTTTACTAGAGGATCAGTATTTTTTATCGGCATTACAAAGCATCTGTCACCAAAAGCTTTCCAATCACCTTTATTTTTGTATAAATATATTTGATCTATAGCAGCAAAATATAAATCGTCTTTAAAATAAGATCTACTATTTGCTTGTTTACCTTGCATATTGTAAAATCTTCTAAAAACATTTTGATGTACTACTATAATATCGCCTTTTTTTATAACAGTGTTAAAAGCCAACGGTGTAGATACAACTTCAGCAAAACGATTTACAAATTTCCAAGATTCAATTTTAGTATTTAAAATTAATTCTTTTTCATTTATTTTTTTACTATTGTTATATCTACCTTGTCCGAAAGGCTTTATAATAAAATCATATAAACTCTTCATTAATACTCTAAATCAAACTCAATAGATATTGCCATGTTAGAATTAAATTTTTTCCATGGTAATACCTCATTGTTTTTCTTTATATAAATATTATATGAGTTATCTTTTTCATCAAATAAGATGTGAGATATTTCATGCCCACCATATACTTGCTGACCAACTGAATAATGCATTGCTTCATTCTTGTAATCAGCTCCTATACTAATCTTTCTAATTACATTATTCATTTTCTGTTATCTGCGTAAAAGTACCGTCTTCTAAATTAATATTTATTTTACCATACTTTTCTTCTAATACTTTTTTATAATCTTCTTGCTCACCGTTAACACCAGCTATTTCATGTAGTATAGCATGTTTTTTAACTTCTAAAATACCTACATCTGTAGATAATTGATAAAGATCATTTTGGAATTTTACAATTTTGTCTAATTCCTCTTTTGTTACTTTATTTTTTTCCATTTTATTTAATTTAATTAGTCATTATCCAGTATCTTCTATATACTGTTACATGGTTTGTATCTCCTTCAAATTTACAATGAAGTTCATCGTTTTTTAATTTATAAGTAATGTTAACTTTATAATTATTTGAAGAATTTTCTAATTTAGTTTTTACATAGTTCTCATTTGCTTCAATTACAGTTTCTGGTAATGATTTATTTTCTAAAAAAGAAAAATTTATAAATTCATATCCTTTTACTGAATCATGTAAAATAACTACATAATAACTTGTTCTTTCACTTGACCAAACACCTTTAAGGTTTTCAGACAATTTTTGACTTTGCATAGTCATACTAAATAGTATTAGCATAGCTATACATAATAATAATTTTTTCATAATATTTAATTTAATTTAATTTCTAAGTGTATAATCACTTATTATTATAACTTTTTACCTTTAAACACACTTGTTGCTTTTTCTGTCGTTCGTCCGCCGAAATAAGCTAAGATTACGGACATCATAACTTTCTCAAAAGTATCATTCCAAGTTTCATGTATAGTAAATGGTATACTTTCTACACTATCTAATATACCTGCAAAAGAAAATACAACAATACACCATACTAAAACAAGTGGTCTCACGTTTTTACTTAACCAAGAATCAGACATAGAATCAGCATTCCATCTTGATGTTATTGCTTCTATTTCTTTATTCTGTTGTTCGTATATTAATTGTTGTAATTTAATCTTATCATCTAAAGAAACATCAGATTTAGCTATTGCAGCTATTGCTTCTTTAGGAGATGTCACACCTTGTAATACATTTCCTAATGTAGGATTTATTACAGTTGCAGCGCCAAACAATAATTGTCCGACTGTTGTATCTTTAAATTTCTTTTTACTCATTAGTTTTTGTTTGCCAACCAGTATCAGTTCTTTCCGATTCACTTCCTTCAATTCTTCTTCTATCTGTAACCATACTACCTTCTTGAGTTAATTTTAATTCATTTAATATGCCTTGTAATTTATCCGGATTATTAATAAACATGTTCAACCATCTTTCGCTACTAGTGTCCATACCATATTTTCTTCCATCACTACTTGAATATCCTCTATCAGATCCTAGTCCATATGAATCCATACGTTTATTTATTAGTGTTCTCAGATAGGTTTTTGTCCACGGATAATTAGGGTCAGCATTAACAATTTCTTTTGCAATTGCATTTTCTATTGTTTTAAGCATATTTTTACCACCTGTTAATACATTATTTCCTTGTTCACTTTTTAACCATGATCTAGTTCTTTCATCGTTAAAGTTTACTTTATTATATGTATTACCAGATTTTCCTGTAACTGGTTGATTATATAAAGTCCAACCTTCATTTCCATCAATTTTTATTCTACGATCTTCACCTCTTTCATAAGTTGGAAAATCATATTCAGTTCTAAAATCTTCAAAAAATGTTTTAGGTCTTTCAAATTCTTCAAATTGTTCTGTAGGTGTGGTAGTATCAGTAATAGTTCTTTGCTCTACTACTTTTTCTTCAGAACCTGTGTATCCTAGTTTTTGTTCTTTTTGTCTTATATATTCAGGTAAAGTTCCTGTAAAACCTTCTTTTTGAGCTCTAGCAAATTCTTTAGCAAAGCTTTTAAAATAAGCTTCATCACTCGTAGCTCTATTTTCTACACTTCTACTTGGATCTACAAATTTAACAGATTCTCTTTCCATTACTCTTGTAGTATTACCATCTTCACCTGTTGTTACGTCAGATGTAATTGTAAAATCTTCACTATCAGGATCAGTGTGATTATTTCTTAGTGGACTTTTACTAAATAAAGGACTAGATGTTTTTCTTTTAAATGGATTATTGTGTTGTCTGTATCCCATAGTTAATATTTTTCAAACGGATCGGTTTTTGAATATGCTTCTGCTTCCCAAGGTAAATTTTCTGCACCTTCTTTCATATCTTCTCTTGAATATTTTTTTCCTTTCCAATATACGAAATCATCATCATAGTCCAAATCACCTCTTTTAATTTGATCAATATGTACTTTTTCATGCTCAATAACACTTTCTCTTTCTTTTGGATCAGTTATTTTATCTGATATTAATATAGTACCGTTTTTATTGGCTTTACCTAAAACACCTTCTTCTAAATCTACATGGTGAATAGGTGTGCTATCACCTGTGAATGGAGGAGTTATTTTAAATCCTTTACCTAATCTAATTTTCATGAGTTATAAGGAAATTTTTTATTTAAATAATCCTGTCTTTGTTTGCATCCACAAGGTTTATTAAGGCTGTTAGCCATTTTATTGACTACAGCCTTAATTCCTGTTTTCTCTGTGAAGTTAGCTATACTATCGCCTAAACCTCTAGGTTTCATAATTAGCTAATTAGAATATCTTTCCAATAAACTCTAAGAGCTTCATCGTACTGAATATTAGCGTCATCACTGTCTAATGGTAAAATAACGCTTGCTTTTACACCACCTGGATTAGCACATATTGCTCTGTTTACAGCTTTTTTCATAAAAGCTAAATAATCAGTTGCAGTAGGTACACTTGCTCCTGGAGCAGTTGCTGCAGCAGTAGTAGCACAAGTTACTCTACAAGATAAACCACCAGTTAACTGCATAACTACATTGTATTCGCCACCTAAACCAGCCTCAGCTTTTACGTTTAAAATGTTTTCTACATTTACTAAGTTATCTCCGTCTAGTGACGAATCTGCAGCACCTGTTGCTACATCGTATCCACCAACTATTTTAAAGTTAATAAATTTTGCCATGTTTTTAATTTTTAATGTTAATATATATTTTAATTTTCCTTGGTTTTATACAGATCCATTACTGTTAAGGTTTTCCTTCGTTCCAGAATTTTACAAATTCTTTCCAAGATTTATTTCCATATTGTGATTGATTACCCGCCCACATTTGATAATGTTTTTGTAATTCTTCAGGAGCAGATCCATAACTAGTATAATCAGCAATATTAATTTCCTCTTTTTCAGGATCAGCTTCCATTTTGTCTGCAAAATCTGTACCAAATATACTTCTAGGATCACTACTTAATCCAAGTCCAGCACTCATTGCACTTATTGTTTGACCAGCTGCTTTACCACCGGCTTCATACATTTTTTGTTCAGCTCTTACAGCGTCACTTGTATCAAATGCTTTAGAGTATTGATCAGGAGTAAAATTAACTAATGGAACACCGCCATCATAACTAGATGGTACCGATGGTCCACTACTACTTATATAACTAAATGGTGATCTATTATTAAATCCTATTTTAAAAGATTTACCTTTTCCTAAAAAGTTTGTTCTAAATTTTCCTATTGTTTCCATATTATCCAGCGTGATAACCTCTTAGCGCAGCCTCAGCTTTTGATTTACTTGCATATTTAGCTGGCCAAGGTTTATCAGTTTTATTACTAATAACTCTCCACGATCCACCCATTTGCTTAATACATCCGCTTCCACCTTCTGATTTAGCACATGCGTTCATAGGTGAATCAGCTCTTTCATCCATCATTTCGTCCATTTCCTCTTTACGTTTATCTAAATCATAATCGCTATTAGATCTTTCATCTAATTTTCTAGCTCTGTCAAGTAGTTTGTTAACTTTTGGATTTTCATAATCATACTCATCACCTCTTTCAGCACCACTACGCTCTGAAATCTTAATAGCTCTTTCTCTTAATCTATGCGCTCTTGTGTGTTTTTTCATTGGAGTACAATGACCTTTAGCTGGAGAATCATGATCGTGTCTATCATTTTCTAAATAATGTAAACGAGCAGAATCTGATAAATCTTTGTTATATGCTTCTTTAGCATCATATCTCTCGTCCTGTCTATGTGAAAAACGAGGGTGATTACCACTATATCCTCTATGTCCCATAATTAACTCATTTTTGAATCAGAAGAATAAGCTCCTTTTCCTTTGGATTTTTCCATTCCTTTTGATTCATCTCTACGATCTTTCTCAGATTGTTTTTTACTAGATTCTTTACCATCTTTAGCTAAACTTTCATCAAGTCTATCATTATATCCTTGTTTTTTAGCTGGCGAACCTTTAGCAGCTTCTTTCATAGGCTCACTAGTATTACCATCTTTATCTAAATCTAAATAATCTGGTTTAGCAGCTTTTGCTGGAGAACCTTTAGCATCACCTTTTTCAATATCTACTATTGGCATGTCTTTTAATTCTCTTGATTCCATAGCTGGCGAACCATATTTGTTAGCTGGTGATTCTTCATGTCCCATGTACATAGCTGAATCTCTATGCATTCCTGATTTTCTTTCAGCTTTCATCATTTTTAAAGCTGATTTCATTCTAGGTAACGGATTGTTTTGTTTATATCCCATAATTTCTAATTTTTATTTATTATTTATTTATTCTTGTATTTTTAACGCCGTAATGTTTCCACCACCTGTTAAGTTTTGTAATACTTTTACTACTTGTAAATCATTAGGTCTGTCTTGCGCGTATGTAATATTAACTAAATCATTATTTACAGTTAAAACTACTAACTGTAATCTTTGATCACATAATATACTATATCCTTCACTGTTTCCTGCACCTGTTGGACCACCTGGAGCTGCTGTTGTTCCTGTTGTAGGGTTGTAATTTCCTCTGTATATTTGTACAGTTATATCTGCAGCTGCAAGTACTATAGCAGGAGGACTACATACATCAAAGAAAAGTAAAGTACCTGATGGTACATCTAGATATTCTATTTGAAAAATATATTCCGCACCAGTACCTACATCTGTAATATACACAACATCTCCACCGCCTATATTATTATCAATTAATAATTGTGTTGTAGCAGGAGACATGCCTGTTAAAATAGGTTGTGGACCAGTACCGTCATAATTACCATCATTAATTTCTTGAATTACACCTGGTTGAGGAATATTTACTACTGTACAAGGTCTTACCTGTATTGCTCCGTTATATTTTGTCGCCATAATTATTCTCCTTTTGCTATTTGTGTTATTGGACCTCCTTTAAATGGAACTCCATCTAGTTTTAATTTCATTCCATATATTCCTGAACTACTACCTTCGCCATGTAGTCTACCTATTTGACTTAAAGGACCGTCCCATATATGTGATTCTCCAACTATACCTACTTTGCCTTTACCCATTTTTTCAGCATGCGGATCATGTGTGTGATTATGTTTCATTTTTAAATTTATAAAGTTATTAATTTTCTTTTCTTTGGAATTGATCTATCATATCCAGTTCTATATATTGTATTTCCAAACATTTTATTAGCAGCTTGAGTAGTTGCTTCATCAAAGTTTCCAGCTGTTGGACCTGCAAAACCTCCAAATCTATTGACTCTATATCCTTCACTACCATCGGCAAATTGAGTTGGGTCGCCTGGCATTCCTGTAGCAATCTCTGCAGCAAGCCCACCACTAGCATTTGGATTTATACTAAAGTTTCCTGTTGTAGTTGTATTATTAGGATCTGTAAATGAAGCTCCTGGTCCACCAACAGCACTTGCTTGTGGCATACCAAAACTACCTAGTGATTGACGCCTGTCTATTTCAGCTTGCATAGCTTGTAATGAACTTTGAATATTACTCATTCCTTGAAAAGCAGGTCCTAATGAAGAATATGAATCATATTGCGATCTTAAATCTTCATCAGACATATTGCCATATATTCCACTCATCATTGCGCTTTGTGCATTAGCTACTCCTGACATTAAGCCGAAATTTATTGGACTTTTACTCATCTTTCTTTATCTTTATTTACATTGTATATAGATGTTTGTAGTACTTTGTCTATATAGCTTTGACCTTTCATTATAGAGTTTCTACGCTCACTTGTTGGTATATCATCTTCACCCAACATAATACGATAAATTCTTTGTATTAATTGTTTACCTTTAAAAGAAACTTTATAAATATTATATTTTTGAGTTGTTCTATTTCTATGTCTCCACACTACAACCCAATTGTTTTGAATTAATTTATTCCACCTTCTATTATCC